AACGCCGTTTTACAGGGTGACGGTAGTAGGGCCCTTTCATACATTCAAATTATTGAGCGAAACGACCTAAGAGAAACGAGTAAATTTTAATGGCTAAGAGAACACAATTCTATCAAAAACTACCCTGGACAGGCGGCGTCAACGACTCCGTCGATCCGGGCGTTTTGACAGACAACGATCTTGTCAGAGCAGACAACGTAGTCTTTGCCACAAGCGGTTCCAGACTTAAACGCGAAGGCCTTTCTTACCTAGACACACCTCTACCAGAGCCGGACCTTCGGTCCAGTTCTTCTACCAACCGAACACTTAAGTTCACTACAAACTCAATTCAGAAAACTAGCGGGGGCTCTACAGACCAGCTGTTAGTAACTGGTGAACACGTTACTGTCTCAGGTGTAAGCAATTACGCAGCCACGGAGGCCGAGATAACAGTAAGCCATACTGCGCAAGTCGCAACTATTCAGGCAGTAGCTAAAGCATCTGTTCCAGCAGCTTCTTATTTCTTACTAGATGCCGCCGAAGGCGGGCCTGACTACTACGTGTGGATGGACACCACAGGCTCTGACGTAGACCCAGCTATTGCTGGGAGAACGGGGGTACAAGTTGATATATCGGGCGATACTACTGCTAATGATGTGGCTTCTTCTGTTAACACTGCCATTGATGCTCTTAGTGAGTTTTCATCCACAGTTAGTACAGACACCGTTACAGTCACTTGGGGGGCTTCGGGAGTTGCAATCGACCCAACAGACGACGGATCAACGGGGTTCACACTAAGTGTCACGACTCAAGGATCTTCTCAAATCACTTATACAGGGGCTTCTAGCCTGGCGGAGAGTGAAACTCCTGCAGGAGAAATCACGGTTAGAAGAGAAGAAGACGTGCTTAACGTTACTGACTATTGGCGTACAGACACGTCAAACGTACAGCAACAAGAACTTATCTCATGCACGAATAAACTTAACCTCTTCAAGTATAACTCCTCAAACCTTAGAGAAGTCATTACAGGCCAAGAAGAAACAACGGAAATCACAGTTTTAGCAGCAGCCTCTATGACCACAGGAGACTACTGGACACTAAACGCTGCTAATGATTCTACAGAGTACTACGTATGGTATAACATTGCAACTGGTGGCGGCGATCCCGCCCCTAGTGGAAAAGACGCAATTGAGGTAACTGTTGGAGGAAGCGACACAGCCGCACAAGTAGCTACCGCTACGGCTAGTGCTATTGACGCCTTAGATGGCTTTAGCGCAAGCGCCTCCGACGCAGTAGTAACAGTCACAAACACCAGTGCAGGAGAAACAACTGACGCTGCAGACGTTAACGCTGGCGTAACTGTTGAAGTAACTGCGCAGGGCGCAGCTAAGCCTGCTAACGATGTTGAGACAGTAAGGTCAATTGTATTTAACAATAGACTAATACTGACGTTCAATGACGCAGGGGTCTTACCTATCTACTACAGACCTGAAAGCTCACCAAAGTATCAAAAACTTCTTAACGCGCCCGATGCAAGCATCATGACCACATTCCTTTCAAGGCTTTGGTGTAACGACAAGACCGACCCGCACAGGCTTCACTACTCAACAACAGGGGAACATGAAGAATGGAATGGAGCTGGCGACAGCGGAGCAATCGACATTGACCCCGGTGACGGAGACCCAGACGGGATCACTAACATCTTCTCATATAAAGGGGCAATCTTTGTTCAAAAGAAAAACAAATACTACCGAATCCTTGGCGATGCTCCAGAGAATTTCCAAGTTGTACCGATCTCTAAAGGTATTGGTTCCGAGGGTTCACTTGCGATCAACATTGATCAAGACGATGTTGTATTTGTTTCTAAGAGGGGTTTCCATTCAGCACAGGCAACTGATCAATTTGGAGATGTGTCATCGAGGTTCCTGTCTGCAAAAATCCAGAACACATTTAACACTTGGCCACAGACAAGATTAAAGTATGTTCAAGGTGTATGGTTACCAGAACTAAACTCTATAATTTTTGGCCTAACAGCCACAGGCTCTACCAACAATGAGGTTTGGCTCTACAACGTCGAGCAGCAAGCTTGGTATAGATGGCCAGACATTTCTTGTCAAGCCGTAGGGGCAAGACTAGTGGGTAATATAACTAAGCCAGTGTTTGGGACCACCGATGGCCGAATTATCCAAGGACAAAACGGAGATTTCGAGGACTTTGGAACAACAGCGTACACGTACCGAGTTAAGACTGGAAGAATATATCCAGGGGGGAACCCTACATCCACTAAAGCTTTTAAGCGCATAGGCTTTATCTACAAGCCCATCGGAGACTTTAGTTTTAGCGTTAGGGTAAAGGTAGATAACGGGGCTACGCAAGCGTTTACGTTTTCTCAAGAATCAACCACAGAAAAGCTTGGGGTCGACTTTATCCTTGGCCAGAGTGTGCTTGGATTTGACAGTGTTCTTAGCCCTTATTTTAGCACAATAGACGGCTACGGTCGGGGCCTGACATTAGAGATTGAGCAGACCTCACTTGACCAGCAAGTTGAAATATATGGTTTTATTGTAGAATATGAAGAAGAGGGCTTCCGCCAAGAAGTCAAAACGGACTAAGGAGTAGGCAGTGCCTAAACTGAGTGCAACAAGAACATATGCTGATGAGCAGTCACCTGTACAAAGTGACTTTGATGCATTTATAGATGACATTGAGATTCTTGTAAACACCATTAAACTCGACGATGATAACTTTCAAGACGGCGGAATCACAGCCAGTGATAAACTCGTAGATGAGTCTATTCAGGCTAACCAAATTAGAAACAATAATATCACCACTTCTAAAATTGCAGACTCTGCTGTTACCACTGAAAAGATTCAAGATGATGCGGTAACCACAGCTAAGATTGCTAATGGAGCCGTTGACGAGGACGTGACTAGTATTTTAGCTGGATATATGCCCCCAGGTGCTGTAGAAATGTTTCACACGTTTAACTCTACAGTAAGCGTTCCACGGGGCTGGATGATATGTAATGGAGACGAAGTAAATGAAACTAACTATGAAGCTTTGCACGGGGCAGGCACTTACACAACTGACGTAGTTTCCACATCTCCCTTGCTAAACAAATTTCTGCCTGATATGGCAGATAGATATGCAGTGGGGGCTCTAGACACTACTCAAGACGCGGCAGATGCTTGGTCGAGGGTTAACGGAGATTACTTTGGAAATGAAAATCATACCATTGATATTTCTCATACCCACACCTCAACACACAATCATAGTACAACTTTAGGGCAAAGTGACGAAATACTTTGTGACACCAGAGGGGGGACGCTCCCTATTTGGTTTTCTTTAGATTCTATTTTAGATTATGATTCAGAAACTCTAACTACTGGCTCTGGAGGATCAACAACCTTGGATGTCCAGCCTGAATCTGTTGAATTTTTATTTATAGTAAAGGTGGTGTAATGGCAAACCTTGATGTTACCAGATTATACAGTGACGGAGAAGTTTTAGAGATAAACCATCTGGATCAAATTGTGACAGATATTGAAACTTTTCTAAATACAACAAAAATAGGTGATGACAACATTCAAAACAAAGGGATTACAGCCTCCACTAAATTTGTAAATGAATCAATTTCTTCAGCTAAGTTTTCTGATCTGGCTATCACTAGCTCAAAGATTGAGGACTCGGCAGTAACTGCAGCAAAAATTCAGAATAATGCTGTAACAAATTCTAAAGTTGTTGATCAAGCCGTGACTGCGGCTAAAACTACTTCTCTATTTCTTTATAGTGAGATAGGTAAAGTTAGGCTTTTTCATACTTACGGAAGTATTTCTTCGGAGGCAAATTTAATTGATATTCCTAGAGGTTGGATGATATGTAATGGAGATCGTGTTACTGAGGCTAATTATGACGCAATACATGGAAGCGGTTCATGGGCTGAGGACGGAGTTTCTTCAAGCGCTCTAGCATTAGTAGATAGTGGCAACGGCGCGTATTTACCATCTATGTCAAATTTATACGCGGTAGGAGATGCAGATAATGACACTTCTCAAACAGGAATTTCAGCAATAACTACCGTAGGTAACGCAGGCAGTGAAGTAGATATTTCACATACACATACTTTGCCTCCCCACTCTCATGATGGCAGTGATATTACTAATCTTGTAGTGAATTCGGCTGGATCTACAGATGATGTTATTAACACTGCCTCTGGCACTTCCGCGATAGGGACAAGCTCTTCTACTAATACATCTTCAAGCTTGTCTTCAGATGGGGGAGTTCAAGATATTAGGCCCTCCGGTGTTAACTTTTTATTTTTAATGAGGGTAATATAATGGCCACGCTGACCATCACAAAAAGCTATGTAGAAAATGAAGTTTTAAGTGCCTCCGATATAGATAATATTATCAATTCCGTTGAAGCTTTTGTCAACACCACTGGCTTAAATGATGATAATATAAATTCAGAGAGTATTACAGCTAGTTCAAAAATAAAAACAGCCAGCATTACCACTTCAAAAATTGCGGACAGCGCAGTAACTACTGCCGCCCTGGGCACTGATAGTATTTTAACCCCTAAAATAAACAATTCTGCTGTTACAGCCAATAAAATCGCAGACAACACATTACTAAAAAGTAAATTTTATTCTCAAGCACCCTTAGCTGGGCCTGGCACTACAATCATGTTTCATACTTTTAATGGGGCTTTAAGTATTCCAAGAGGTTGGATGAAATGTAATGGGGATCAGATTAATGAGTCTAACTACGATGCTATTCACGGCGCAGGCGCATTTGAATCTGATGGAATTTTATCAGGTGATTTATTTGCTAAATTTTTGCCTGACATGAATAATAAATACCCTGTAGGGACAGAAGACACTACTGAAACAGGCATAAACGCAATAGCCACTGTAGGTAATAGCGCTAACATTGCGGATATGTCACATTCTTCACATAGTGTTGCAAACCACACACACAACATAAATTTTGTAAACAACGTAATTATCGCGCTTCAGTTTTTTAACAGAATATGGTTTTACCGGTTTACAAGTAGTGATAATGGCTCGACCTTCTCATTTTCAGGTATATCTTCTCAATCTCACAGCACAGAGCTTAGTAGCGTAGACATACAGCCAGACTCTACTAAATTCATATATTTAATGAAGGTGATATAATAAACAAGCCAGGCGCTTCGCGCCACCTAAACAAGGAGATAAAATGGCATTCGGATTACCAGCAGCAATAGGAATAGGCGGAGCCTTGCTAGGCGGCATAGCCGGGGGTATGGGAAAAGAATCCAAGCAAACCACCACAAGCGCCGTACAACTTAATGACGTAGACAAACTCAACGAAGGTGAAGGCGAACTCGCCACAGCTGCTAGAGAGAGCCAGATGGGCCAGTTTGGCAACCTAGAGTCTTTGCTTACGCAAGGTGGTATGAGCCAAGCACAGGGCGATATAAGCGCCGCTAGAGGCGAACAGCTGACCCTAGCCAATATGCTGCGCGAAGCGCAAGGCGGGCCTAACGAGGCTCAAATGACCAGAGCCCAAGCATTCTCTAGAGATATCTTTGCACCTCAAGAAGAGGCTCTTAGACAAAGCTTTGGAGACGCCGAAACCGAAACATCAAGACTCGCTGCCAGACTTGGAAGGTCCGTTGATGACCCTATTCTTAGAGCTAAACTTGCAAGCTCTCAGGCTGATCAAATGGCAAGCCTTCAAGCTAGACAAGGTGCCTTTACCGCGCAAAGCGCGCAGGGGTTTCAAAACCAGGCCCTTCAAATGCAAAACCAACTAGCCCAAGTAAGAGGTGGCCTTGCCACACAGGCCCTTCAAAATAGACAAGCACTAATGGGTATGGGGCAATCTCTTCTTCAGCAAGAAAGAAACTTTAGACTTGCACAGGCAGGCAGAACTTCCACCACAACTCAAAATTCAGGTGGAGGACTTGGTGGAGCAATAGGCGGAGCCTTGGCTGGAGCCGGTGCTGGACTTGGGGCCCTTGGAAAGTTTAACAGCCTAAGTGGAGGGGGTGGCCAAGCCGCACCTACTGGCTTCATGGGAGCCCCTACAAACACAGGGGGCAATCCCTTTGGAAGTATTGCATAAGGAGAACATATGAGCTTAGATGATTTTTTAAAAGGTATTGCAGCTTTCGATAAGGGACTAGGGGACTTTGCTGAAAGCGCTGCTACAGCTGATGCCCAAGAACAACTTGCTACAATAAACCAGCAATTCGGCCAAGATCCAATGAATCAAGAAAGACAGCAAGCTGTAGATAGTCTTTCTCAAAATTTTGCTTTAAGGTTAACCCAAGCTGGCGCTAGCGCCGCTGAGGTACAGCAATCAGCTGGACGCATAGGACTAACTGAGTTTCAAAACCGTCAGTTAGGTAGACAGCAAGAGCAGTCCGAAGCAAAACTAGAGATCGAAAAAATAAAGGCATTAAGGGCTGGCCAAGACCCTTTTAAAGTATTTAACATGAGGCTTCAACAGGAGAAGTTTCTTAGAGACACCGCTGAAAACTTTGAATCTCAGACAAGGGATTTAAGAGAGGGAATCGAAAGTGCCGATAAAGCAATGGCTGCTATTAACTTAGGGACTGAAAACGCTGCCGCTAGCGGCGCTGTGGGAACCATGCTAGCTAAAGCTCTTCAACCCGGTAACTTAACTGACAGAGAGCAAGCTGTATTTAAAGGTAACAGAGCCTTAGAAAACACTGCAAAGCGCTTATACAGAACTTTTGTTTCGGGTGAGGGGTTTACCGAAAAAGATAAACAAGAGCTAACAGAGTATGTTACTGTCATGAAACAAGCTAATGTAGAGACGTTTAACACACGCAAAAAAGATTTTATAAAGGGTAACGCTGCTTCTATTTCTGGCGTGGGAATGAGGCCAGAAAGGTTAGATAAGGCTCTAGACACTTTCAAGTACACAAAACCCTCAGAGACTATACAAAAAAGTTTAACTCAAATTGATTTGAAAATAAACGAGCTAAGTAAAGCAATTAAAGATAAGAAATTTTTTAACGCACTTCCCAAGAAAAAAAGACAGCTTTATGAGCAAAACTACAAAAAAGCAGTACTTCAAAAAAGACTTAAGATGAAATACTTAAACTCTATTAAAAGGAGTGTCAGATAATGGCAGACCCGCAACAAGATCAAGACTTACAAAGAATAGAAGCTTTAGATAAGCTTATAGGAAACTCTGACAATCAGGCGGTAGATACTGGTTTAGGTGAAACCGTAGACGAAGTGGCTATCCAGGTAGAGGATGCAGCAAACAATGCAGATGTTTCTGCTGCTGAAGAAGCTGCCATGAGCTTTCAAGATTCGTCAACAGGTGAAGACATCCCTTTGGCAGCCACGGGTTTTAGCCCAAATACAGCGAAAAACGAATCTATAGTGGACCCTATAGACAGGGTAAAGTTAGCACCCGGCAATAAGAAGGGGAAGCTAAATTACTTAAAAGAAAATTTTGACGATGCTCAAATAAATGATTACGGAGATTTCGTTGTTGAAAAAGAAGGTGAGTGGTATAAAGTTGACCCCTCAAGTCTAGGTATGATTGATGATTGGAGAAACACTAAGCAACTAATAAAGGCCTCGAAAGAAGTGGCTATGGATGTTGTTGATGTTTGGCCAGAAGTTGTAGCTGCTGGGGTTGGTATAGGAACTGCCGTTGCCACAGGTGGAAGTAGTTTTCTAGCAATGATGGGTGCTGAAGCAGCTGCCGCTGGCGGCGTAGCTAGTTATAGAACTCTGTTAGGTAGGGCCGTAGGTACATATGATGCTACACCTGAAGAAACAGCACTAGACATTGGAATGGAAGGAGTACTTGCAACTGCAGGCGTTGGTGTTATGGCCGGGGTTAAACCGGGCGGGGCCTGGCTATCTAAAAACATTCCCGCCATTTCTAAAGGGCTTAGAAAAGTTAACGAAGTGCCTGAGAGTATGGGGATGAGTGTCGGTAAATGGTTTGCAAATAACGGCGGCGTAAGTGCTAATGCCTACGAAACTATGGTAAAAAAACCTGGACCATTAAGAAGTACTGTGAAATCTATTACCAAAAAAGCAGCGGGGATCGGAGGCGATTCTAGGGAAGCTTTTTGGCAAGCGTCCCAGGAAGCTCAACTTGATGATCTTTTTAATTTTGCTACTCAAGCCCGAAAACTTAAAAGCAAACTTTTTAATAGAATGCAAAACGAGGTTATTGTAAAGGCAGGAGATGACTTTGTAAATCCTTCTGCACGTTCTGCATATAGTGCCGCTATGGACTCCGTCCAAGCAGGAATGACAAAAGTTCAAGTGAGAGTAGCGGAGGAATCAGGAGATTTTGCACAGAGTGCAGCCGGAAAAGTTTTTGCAAAAGTTACAGGTAAAGCCCCTTCAAAGGTGGCCAGATGGAAAACTCTGTCCCCTAAAGAGTCAGTAGAGTGGTTACTTAAGCAGGCCGAAAGTGGGAAACCACTAAACCCTAAGCAAGCCAAATTCATTACCCCCTCAGCAGCTGAGTTAGATAGATTGGCTGCAAACGGAGCGCATGTAGATTCTGGTCTAGGTGAATTATCTACTAGCCCTGAAGGAGTTCAAGCGTTAGAAAGACTTAACGATAGTTTAATGTCGATGGCTAAGTCTAAAGCTACTCGGGGCGAAACTGGTGTGCGTATGGCAATGGAAAATAATAAAGTATTTAAAAGGAATCTTAGGTCTGTTACGGATCAAATGAAAAACGTAAACGCAACTGGGGCTATGACTAAAGTCTCTAAGATTGGAGAAAGGTTTACTACAGCTACTACTAATAGTCTAGACGAAGCATCTAATGGAGTCTACTCAAATCTAAATAAAAGTTATAGTCAGCTTAAGCAAAGTCTAGACCCACTGGAAAATATGATAAAAGATTCTCCAGAAAAAAGTATGAAAGCAGCTCAAACTTATTTAGGTCAAATTAGTTCTACTAGAAACTCAGGCATACTCTCTAGAAAGGGGATGCGAGAAGCGCAAAACGCTGCAAGGCAATTAGATTCAGGGGTTGCTAGGCAATTAGAGGCCCTTCAGGATAGTATTGATCTTAAGCAAGCGGCTCTTGAATGGAACCCAATTGCTAAAGGCAGAGGGGGCACAGAGTTTGGTATGGGGCTTTACGCAGTAGGTAGCGCTAACGCGCCGCTACTTGGTGCATTAGGGGCTAAAAAAGCTACAGCTAGCCGAGGGCTAAACAAAGCTGGCACCAAGACCACACAGTTCCTCTGGAAGCAATTAAACGTACTTAGAGCGTTAGACGGTCAAAGTAAGGAAGCTTTTATGAACGCTCCGGCAGCCGCCGCTGGCGCTTCATTTTTTGCTGCAGATTTAGTTGCATCTGACCCAGAATTAAGAGATAATCTATTAAGCAAGATACCTCTAAGGGACGGTCAATGATTAAAAGAGCACTCATAATACTAAGCGTCGGGGCTTCGCCCCACCTAGCACAGGCACAGCCTGTACCAGTCCCAGTAGAGATCCAGGACATGGTCGCTTGGTCTGAGTCTAGGGCGAAGCCCTGCGCTACGAACATTACAAGACTTAAGTATGACAGAGGCCAGCTTAGCATCGGTGCATACCAAATGTCTTCAAGATATGGCAACGCCCAGAGCATGCTAAATTGGATGGCCATAGATATGACAGGGCTTGACCCTAAACGGCACGCGTCAGCGTACGCTGCTAGGTTTGAAGCAATCTGCGAGCGCAACCCCGACTATTTTCTTTCTCAGCAAACTGAGTACTTACTTCACCAGTGGCCTGAGTGGCAGAGGGCACTTCGTAGATACGAGGCCCTTGAGAGGGCTCCTAAGGCGCTTAAAGCACTGACCCTTAGTGTTGTGGTGTCTTTGGGATATGAGGGCTCAAAACCGATCCTAGAGCCTCTGAGGGTGCTTCTGCCCAGGAAGACTGTGTTAGATCTGATATACGATATATCGAATAAGAGAGCTTGCTACTGGAAATCCCGTGGCGGGGCCAACGTTAAGGGTTGGATGGTCCGGGCGGATAGAGAGTACAGACAAGCATTAATAATGATGGGCGAAGCCCAGCGGGGATTGAAGGTGGTGTGTGGTGAATAATGAGGAAGTTACGTCGCATTTGTTAGATATTAAGGTGGCTATCGCTACTATCCAGCAACAAAATGTAGAAATGAAACAGGATCTTTTTGAGCATAATGAGAGCACGAAAGAAACTAAAGCAGAGCTGGACAAAGTAAAGCAAGATGTTCGAGAAGCTAAGGTTGTCCTTACCACTTTAAAATGGGTAATTGGATTTGTGATTGTGTCCGCGCCAGCGGCAGCTGCTGCTCTTTTAAAGCTTTATAACTCACTTTAGTAAATTTTTATTTGCCCCAGCTTATAGCTAGTTCTACAGCTTTTGCTGCGTCTGGGTGACTGTGGTCGAAGCCAATGCAGGGAGATGTGTCCTCCCTTGATATCTTCTTTAATGCGACACCCATAACATACCAGCACCATTCGCATAGATCAAACGCTGCATCTTTATGTACGGGATCGTTGGTTACATAATATCTATATTTCATTGCCAGTACTCTCACAGTCTGCTCCTCAAATAATTGATTGCAGAACTCCGCTTCATTCTTTACCCTCAAACTAAAAGCTTTTATTGCTTCATCTGTTTCTTCTTTTGAAAAAATCACTTTAGTAGATACCAAGCGTTCTTAAAGGGCTTAACCTTTTCTCCATTTACATTAAAACTTCTGATTGCTGAGTTAAACGGAATTATATAATAATCATTTAAGTCATGAATATACACCACAAAAAAGTCTACTTCATGGGCTTTATAGGGTCTGTTCTTATACCCTGTCAGTTCACATCTGTAAGTGTTTCGGTTTTTAGAAAAAATGCCTTTTACCTGAATCTTTGATAACTTGCCATCATAGTCTACTATAAGATCGTAGGGTATCTTATCTGTTACACTAAAGCTGGCATAGCCACCTCTTAGCATGATCTCGGCAGCTACCCTGCTTTCAGCAGCTGCCCCGAAGTCAACACTAGTTAAGTTGTTTGGCTTGCTCATAAGCTTCTTTTGATGGGTAGTAGGCCAGAACAGACTCTTCTTTAACCATCGCTAGTTTGTTGTATGTCGGCTCGTTCATCCCAGGGAATACTGAAATCTTTGATAGACCGAACTTAGGTAGAATAACTATGGCGCCTACTTGTACATCTAAGGGGATCTTTGAGCCGTCTTCGTCGTCGTAGCCGTCACCTACCATAACTACTTCGCCAACTTCTAGCTTGTTCTCCTCGGCGCCTCCGCGCGCCTGGTTGGGGTCTGTGGCAATCACAATACCGCCTTCAGACTTTAGCTCCTCTTCTACCAGCTTAACCAAAACTGTAGATCCCCTAAGTTTAAATAGTCCCTCAGAGTTTCTTAAACCTTTAAAAAAATTATCCATTGCCCATCTCCTCTAGCTCGCGCTTACGCGCCTCTATTTTTTTATCTAGTTCTATTAATCCTTTTTTCGCTGTCTTCAGTTCATCCCTTATTTCATTATAATCTCTCTTGTCCCCAAGGGCAGCCTCCATACGGTTAGCCAGTACCTGCAATTCCTCTATAAGACCTACAAGATAGCTATAGTTTTTTGTTTTATCTGCGTTCCTCATATCCTCTAAAACATTACATAAAGTTCTATTTGGGAAGTTGGATATGTACCTCATTTATTTACCTCCAGCGCTTCGCGCATCATTTTATAAACATAAAGTTTTCTTTTTTGTTGTTGTACGTACTCACGTACTTGTGCCCTGTAGGGAATATACTTCGAGGGCTTAGGTCTTGGGTGCATTAGTTTTTGCAGAGCAGACCTTTCTAAGAACTGAATTTTTTCTAAAGGAGTTAGTTCTGGGTCTGAACCCCCCGGTAAGTATTCATCAGTCATTTAGTGCATCCCTTCTTTTTTCTTGTCGCTCTTAGAGTAGACCTCGTCTTCTAGCACTACCTCGTCTGCGGCAGCAGCCAGGGCTTGAAGGATATCAAACGCTGCGGACTGTGCAGAAGTAAGCTCTGCTGCTTCGTCTAGTGCTGAGATCTCCGGGTCAAAGACTGGTTCAATCTTTAGTCCGTCGTCAGTGTCTTCCATGTGTATTGTTACTTTAGCCATCTTAATATCCCTTCTTGCCTTTGCCCGCCCAGTTCGGGCCTTTAAAATCTAATCCAACTCCCTTTGGTGGTTTCTTCTCTAAATTCCCTTCCCCCTTAGCCTGGCACTTTGGACAGGCAACTGTCTCATCTGATCTAATCTTTAAAAACTCAAACTCTAGCCCGCAGTTCCTGCACTTAAACTCATGAATTGGCATTTAACATCTCCTCAATCCTTTTATCATCAATTGGTTGCAGGTATCTATAAGCAGTAGTAATAGAGGACCATCCCATTACCTTGCAAAGCGTCGGCGCATCCGCGCCATTCCTAGCCAGGTTAGTAGCGCAAAGCTTTCTCAGGTCGTGGGGTTTTAGTCCTTTAGAAGAAAGCGCTTCGCGCAATACTTTTTGAGAGACGAGAATTGTAGGCGGAGTCACAAAGACCTTCCTTGTCTTGCCACCTTTACCGGTGACATAGCCATCCTTGACTTTATATGACTCAGATATCCGAAGCCCAGATTTGAGCAAGAATTCTGCGTGATCCCTCGTAGCATGGTCTGCTATTGATTTGATTGCGCGAAGCGCAGCTTGGTAGTCTATCTTAACTGGCTTCCTGTCGTATACGTGCTTAAACTTATTTGCATACATCTTTAAAAAATCTTTATACTGATTGGGGCCTTCCTCTAGCCCTTGATCGATCTTCCATTGGGTAAAGTGTGAGAGTCTGATGAAGAGAGTCTTAATGGTGTAGGGCTTTAGTTGCTTACTTAGCTCGTTGTATGCGGCACTAGGCGAAGCCTCGCTTAAGTGTAAATACTTATGAAGTCTTGCTTCTTCTGCTTTCATAGTTGTCTCTGCCCATGCATTCTTGTGGTAGTCTAAGTACTCCTTCATTCTTCCCATTTTACTGACCTTTCAGTTGCATTAAGTTAGTAACTTTCTGGTTAAGTTGCTGGACTGCCTGCAGTGTGGCTCCTGCCGTTTGGCCTACCGTTAGTACGGTGTTAGTCATCTCCTGCATGTTCTCCATTGCAACTCTAGCTACTTCCTCAGTATCTCCTGAATCCATTGCTTCGTCAAGTTTTTTTAATAGTTTTTTATTTTCTGCAATTAATTGCTTGACAGCAGGACTTTCAGCACCTTCTTTTGGTATTCTAGTCTTGTGGTACTCCCTGGACGATGCCCAGTTTGATGCACAGAAAGCTGAAAGTGAAGCCGCTAGGAACACTAAAACAGGAGACAAAATAGCCTCAGGAAAGAACGGAGCTATGGCAGTACCTGCGATCATTGTGGATAAGGTCAGTGTCATTTTTCGGCCGCCGAGGTAACTAAATAAATTGTTCATTTCTTTTCCTTTTTCTTTTCGATAAGGTTGTAATACTTGTCAAACCTATGGCCCCTAGGAATGGCTCCAACCAAAAACTTGTCAAAGCTCTTCCCGTACGGGTGCCAAAATATTTCATCCTCGTCATTTATGTTACAGCAGTAAAGGGCGCTTTCAAGTTGTGTTTTAGAAAAGCCGCCGTTGTTGAGTTCAATTATCTTAAGAAGTTCTTTCTGTGTACGCACAGCGTCGCAATCTGCGTCCTGACACGTAGCGATGTTATACAGAACCACTACTAAATCTAGTGGCCCTAATCGATGAAATGGCGTCCAATACCCCTGCTTCATTATTAACCTTCTACTGCAGCTTTAACTTTTGCAGCTTTCTCTTTGATAGAGTCTTGTCTGCTTTGTTTAGCCTGATAAGAAACTTGGCCACCGCCAGCATCTTTTGGTACCATTTCTTTTACCAAAACAAATGCTGTAGGAAACTTAGTTCCTCTAGCGCTCTCGGCTTCACCGATGCGGATATCAAAATTAATCTGTTTTCCAGCATCAGCCAACTCATTAATGGCGGCGGCTAGAGCCTTGGCTCCGTCAATGCCTCTAGAGTCAGGACCAAAAGTTAGGACAATTTTTTCTCTGCCTTTAACATCTACTTCGTCCTTACGGATGCGCTTAGCGCCGACAATCTGACCTGTATTCTGTTGTTGTTCACTCATTACTTTCTCCTTTTTTTGTTATTTCCTCAATGAGGCTATCTATTTCTTCGGGGGTTTCTTTTGCAGGAAACACCCCTGCCGGTGTATATACATGTGTAGACTTAGAATTATCCGACCAGTGGTAACCAGCAATAGTACCTAAAATTAGATGCAACCTTTGATTCAGATTTGCATGTGTTAGGTAGACCTTACTAAACTGAGTCACTGTCTACTCCTTGATACTTAAGTTCAGCGGAGCCTTCAGCTAAAAGTCTGTAGGCCATAGCACATGCCTGTACCGCCTCTTTTCTAATCTGCGCTTTAGTTCCGTCTTTCTGTTCGTAGTCTAGAACAGCCTTAGATAACTCTCCTGCTTCTTCTGCGTGAGCCATTGCAAGGTGCTTGTTAGTTGGGAACTTTGCCCTAGCACTTTGCACTTCTCTTTTAACTTCTTCAAAAAATTCGTGAATCATTTTGCACTCCTTGTGTATTCTTTTATTGCAAGAATATAGCACTCAGCCAGAAAGAAAGGGTTTCTACCTACTTGATGACTGGGTACTTCTTTACTTGGCATGTAAGTAAAATAATCTCTAAGCCTTTGCTTAGTTTGCTTTAGATCTGTCAACCTTAAGGCTAACTTACCTAAAAAAGTTTGGTGTACATAATTACTTGTTAATAGGATAGCTAGGTGATTAGCTATGTCCGTATCATTTTTTAAGTACCTTGTGTAAAGTACGTCAATAATTAACCACATGTCAAACATGTAGTACAGGGGTTTTCCCCACTTGCCTAGTAGTCCTCTGAGCAATATACTTAAAACTTCAGGGGTAATATTGTCTGGCAATTTCTTAGGTGTTTTTAATACTCCGTTTTTTCTGGTGTTAGTGAAAAACCCGAAGCGCTTAGCAACAACTTTGGCAATGTCCTTTAACACCGGTCGGAGCCGTCCTTGGCTCTTCACTGCAAAGACACATATCCAAGGAGTGTATTGGTCCCTAGACCCCCTATCCTTCTCTCTAATCCAAGGCTTCTTGGCTTTAGCGTGTCTGACAAGCATTCCATCTTTGTCAGGGAAAAACAATAAAGGATTTACTGGCGGGATAACTTGATGATAATACGGGGGGTATAGCATACGTAAAAGTTCTAGATGCCCACAAAAAAAAGCGCTGTCTCCCTCGTCTGCGCCCCATTTAGGGTGCTGAGTAATAGCCCCATGTTCGTCAATATAATTTTCAAACTTTAAGTTCACAGCTTGCTCCGTCTTATTACTCGTCTTGGGCCTCCGCCCACTCCACCTGTCTTTAGTTGTTTTACTTCGTAGATGTCATTCTCATTAAATCTTATCTTACCTACCTTGCGTTTGTCAAGTATCTTTACCATTTCTTCTTCAGCTTTTTTCTTTTCCTCAAGGGCTGCATCAGCATTCTTAATAGTTTCTAGTAAAGCCACAAGCTCCTTTTTTTCCGTTATTCTATCCACATCTTTTGGCCATCTTTTCTTTGGCCACGTTTTAAAGTATTCTTTTTTGCTGTCGACATTGTCTCCCCAGCACTCATTACTGAAAGGGCAGAACGCACAGGAGAAGGAGCCAAGTGCGAATTCTTTGTTAGCTCTTTCCGGGTCCTGGTGTAAATCCACCGCTTCCGAAACTCTAAGAAACTTATCTTTAACGTATTCATAAGTTTTCTTATTAGGTTTAAATCTGACCTCTCTAACCTCTGACGTATTTTTGTTGTAGTATATAAGAGAGGCGAAGGTGACGCCCCTATCACGAAGAAAGCCACATTCAGAATTATAATAGAAGTTAAGCTGTAGTGCGTTCGAGAGAAAAGATGCATCTTTGCAAGTCTTGCGGTACGCTTCGAGGTCGTCAATATAAAAGGAGTTTTCGTCAATTTCTTCGACCAACGGATCTTTTCTAAAGTCCTCAACCTTTTCTTTCCATTTAGTTTTGTAAGCGGTAGAAAAACCGTCTTTAGTAGACTTGACGTCAATGACTGCTTTGTACTTAGGCGAAACAAATACCGCATCAAGACTTCCTTCTATTAATTCCTCTGCATGAGGAAGTTTAAAAAATGTCAGTGTCTGCTGACCATACTTTATCTGCAGGCCTGCATCTGCCTCGGAGAAAGCAAAACGGTACTGCTTCAGCAAGTGGTTTTCCACGTAATTTCCTAGGTCTAGAAGCCTTGTTACGTTGGGCTCGAAAACTTCTTGTGGGTCTTCTCTTAGACCGCGAAAGTTTGCTAAGTCGTACGCCAATCGTCGCTCACATTTCCCTGCGCTTGAGGGCCTTAGTGGAAAGTAGGGCTTAGCTCGTTTTTCTGAAGACTGTTTAGTGTATGTATCTAGTATCTCAGAAAATGAGACCGGGGGGCCTAGTATGTTATTTTTCTTTTTACTCATTTAAAACCACCTCATAGTTTGGCTCAAGCATCCTGTCACTCATGTAAAGTCTTAGAGCCTCAAGAGCGTAGTATAGCTGAAGACTTTCGTAGTCTAAGGCCAGGGCTGTCTCGGCTGGGAGGTGTACCTCAGAGTATTTATTAAGTACGTCCGCCAAAGCTTGGTTGTTTAACTCTAGTTTGTTTTCTATTTTTCCCATTTTTCTGATACTCCACCTTCTACTTCTAAATTTATTATACCGTTTTCAGACTTCAGAGTAAAGCCCGTCATGCACTTTTTTAATATTTTATCTGCCTCTTCAGCGTCCTCTGAAGCGGCCTCAGCCAAGATACAATCATGTATAAGTAGTAAGGGCCTACAGTCTAGCCTTGAGTCTCTCCAAGCACTCTCGGCCTTCTCACAGGCTCTAATGTTAAGGTCACTTGCCGATGACTGTACGAGAGTATTAAAGCCATTCATATAAGCACTCTCCCATTCTTGTATCTTGATGGGTCTGCCAAACAAGTTTTCTACAGTTCCTCCCGACTCAAAGACTTCTGTAATATATTTGTGGAAGTCAACTGCAGATTTATAGAATTTTTTAAAATCCTTTAATTTCTTTTTGGCTTCCGTGTCGTCAATTTCGTACCCGTTTTTTAGGAAGGACTCTTTAATTCTTTTAAACCCAGCCCCGTAGAATAAACTAAATCCTATTTCTTTAGAGGTCTTCCTCATGTTCGGGTACTTTTCTTTTACTTCGCCTGGCTCGCAGTCTAGGCCAAAGAAGGTGATAGTATTATAATCGTGAATAGAATGACCATCTTTGAGTATTTTATATAGGTTCTTGTCCCCACTGTACAAGGCAATGAGTGCTGCCTCAATACCTGACAAATCGTATTGCACAAACTTCTTACCTTCTCTAGGTTTAAAAAGTTTATATAGCTTAGGTGGGACTGCTTGCAAATTGGGCTCTCGGCAAGATAGTCTCCCAGTTCTCGTTCCTGCAATATTAAAAGACGGGTGTATAACCCCGCTGTCATGAAGACTGTGATAAGTAGGCAAATACATTGTAAGCACCTTGTCGGCGTCCCGCCACTCTAGGTACTTGGCCACATCTTGTTTACCTTCTTTGTTCAACCTATTAAGTACAGACTTCTTAGTGGAAGGCTTGCCTTCGTCATCTGTAATGTCGTATCCTAGTTGCTCTCCTAGTAGCCATGCCATTTGGGAGCTAGAGCTTAAGTTAAACTCTTCGAGCTTTGCTAGTTTTTTATCTTGAAGTTTTTTGTACCTTTGGATTGTGCTCTCAGTTTTGCTTTTATCTTTTAGCCTGGCAATTGCGGCTTTTAGTTTTTGGTCATACTCTGCTATGACTTCTTCCGCTTGGCGGTTAAAATAAGAACTAAACTGGTCCGCCCATTGGTCTTTTATTTCACTTTCAAGAACACTTCTAATTTCTTTGTACTCTTCTTCGGCCTTGTCTAAAGATTCAAAGTCCAACTCGATGCCCGTTAGCTCCATTCTAAGTAACATCTTGTTCCACTGAAGAACTCTTTTGTAAAAGTCTAGGGAGCCCTGCTCTTCTAACTTTTTCTTAAGCACTTTATATAGTCGGTAGGTGTACTCACAGTCTTTGAGAACATACTCATCATTGTCGTGGTTGTCAGGGGTTTCCCAGAAAGGCTCTACGCCTAGGAAGTACGGAGCTAAAGTCTTTAGTGAATATCGGCCTGCTTGCCTGTGTGAAACGCCTTGTGGAAGTTTTTGATTAGCTTTTCTTCTGCGGAACTCATAGACCTCAAGCCAGCTGTCAGGTATTTTATCTGTACAAATGTGCGCCATAATCTGAGTATCCCACTGATACAGGTGTAGTGGTAGCCAGTTGTGATGTACCTTTAAAAATTTTAGGTCAAACTTAAAATTCTGTCCTACTAATTCTTGGTTGATATCAGCTAATTTTTGGTAGTTACCTCTGAGTACTTCTTGTTTACCTGGCTCCCAAAGTCCGACACAAGTAATAGAATCCTTCCAGGGGCTAAGCCCTGTTGTTTCAATATCAAGTGATAGTACTGACACTATACTCTCCTAAGTTTTTGCTTTACATAGTTCCATTGTGCTGTTGTTAATTTATAATTATTTTCACTCTTCTCTCTACAAACTTCAATCTTTACATAATCCATTCTATCATCGTACACTACTAAAAGCAACTCATTTTCTGCTATCGCTCTTTTTCCTGTGCCGGGCTGGGTCTTAGTACCTGTTATATATTTTTCACCGGGCATATCAAAGGCTTCGGTAGTTCTGCAAAAGTAAAGCTCTCTCGATGTTACCCCGAAAACTAGGTCCATTAAATACCCAAGTCTGTCGCCGTCGTACCCTTCGGGTATAATGTTTAGCATGGGGTAAAAAAACTTTTCTGTGATCTCTTTGATAACCACGGGCTTTCTTCCTCTGGTTTCTGAGGCAGATGGTATACTTTTTAGTTTTTTTCTATATTTTCTTTTACGCTTTGCCACCGATTAGCTCCATGAAATGCTCTAAGGAAATGACTGCTAGCTCTTCTTTTCTATTTGCTTTAATAACAAGCAGAGGCTCAGTACCTTCCATCTTGTTTTCTTTTGCCTGCTCCCAGTCTGTATACACAGCGATCTTTGCTCGATGTTTGCATTCTACTGAATATGGAAATTTCTTTATGGCTGCTTCTGACAGTTGTATATCTACCCCGCCTTGGCCCATTCCGGTAGACCTAACATCGTTTTGTGTAAGGTCTGTAAACACTTTGAGTATCCAGTCCCTAACCGTCTGCTGATTTTTTCGGCCTTTAGCCTTGGCTGATTGTGGTTTCACAGTCCGGCCTTCGCTAAGAGTAGAGCTACAATTCCTATGACTAAAGACAGTGCCGCCTGAGAGCCGCCCCAGAAAAAGTGGGCCATTGCCTGGTCCTTGTCGTTGTCGGCGATAGCCGCCGCTGCTCCCAAGATAATATTCATTACGAACATAACTGAAAGCACACACTGAAAAAAGAATAGTAATCCTACTAAAGTTAGCATTCGCATTCCTTTAGGCCGTATATGGTCATCTCTCTAAGCTCGCCGCACTTCGTGCATCTGCCTTCTTCAATTAACCTGTCATAGTTTTCTTGCATCTCGTCCGCTAATTCCTCTATGCCTTTAGCCAGCTCACTAGAGTCAATCACGCCATCGGCAATCCAGTTTCGAACTTTAGCTGGTCTGATTTTTACTTCTTGGTCTGACATTTTAAAACCTCATCGACTAACCCAATTTGTAATGCTTTTTTAGCATCAAAATAAGTGTCGTGCTTGTACCAACCATTTATTGTTCTCTTGGTAACCTTGACGTGCTGGGATACAATTGCCTTATGCTTTTCGTGCATTTTATTGTTTTGCTTAACATCTTCGACTGAAGCTGCACCGTCCTCACCGTAGTGAGTAAGGAGCACAGCGTTTTCTGTCATTGCTCTGTGATTACCTGCCTGAAGAATTACAAGTCCTGAAGACATGCATGGCCCCACCGCTACAGTTGTAACTTTGTGTGAGTGTAGCCTGAGTAAATCATAGATGGCAAGTGCCACATATAAGTCACCGCCATACGTACTGATAAGGACAGTAAGATCATCATTAGTAACGCCAGCAGTAAGAATAGCGTCAGAAACTCCGTCCCATAATTCCTCATTGATTTCGCCAAAGCATTTAATGAGCACAAACTATCTCCCAATAACGGCAGTACCTGCTGCCCCAGCTGCTAAACCAAGCAATATCATAGTGTATGGGTTTCGGTACCAAGCGTTGACTTCTTCTTCCAACATTACCATTACTTCGGCACGTCGCTTTAGTTCGCGCTCTTGGATTTGTATGTACTCGCCTTGCTTACCCATGTACTGTTTTTGCCCAACAGTTAATTGCATAAGCTCTTTAATGGCTACGTCACAGTCGGTAGCAATCTCTGCTTTTTCCGCATTACACCTTTTATCTGATTCCCCAAGCGCTGCTTCGCAGGATTCGTGCAGCAAACGCTGCCTCCCTAAGCACTCTTTTTCACTCAGGGCTAGACTCGTCATCGGATTTAATAAGATGACCGTACTTAGAACGAAACTCGTCAACCTTTTTCTTTGCAGCATATTCTGCTCCTTTAATAGCGGCTTGTTTAATAGCAAGCTCTCGTTTATTTTTTTCAGCCTCCGCTTCAAACTTTTTTGTTTCTAGATCCGACTTAGCCTTAACTAAATCCTTTTTAGATTTAAAGAAAAGGGCTCCAAGAACTCCTGATATTGCCAGTAAAACTAAGGTTACATACTCCATTAGTACCTCCATTATCTACTTTACTCTTTAAGCCCTTGTCTGTCAAACGTTTGTTACTCCCTTGGCTAGGTGCCTCCTCATAATACACTGAGTAGTACCCACAAAAAGGGCAAGTCTGATCCTCTAAAGCTTCTATCCTAGTGAATTTACTTGGTTTATCTGGTTCGATATAGCTGTCTGGAACTTGTTCGGGAGTGTCAAATTTGCTTGACATATGGCAATCACAGTAAAACCCAGCTTCCGCTTCGCGGACCTTCTCCTTAAGCTTACGTTTCTTTTGGCGTTTGGCTTCTGCTGCTAGTAGTTGCGCGGAGCGCTGGCTTACTTTTTGTTTGATGACTTCAGTAACATCTCTGCCTTGAGAGTCGGTAACTGTAAAGTCATCCCTACCAATCATTTCTTGAAGGTGAATGGTTCTTGTAGTCCTCGGGTCGTATACGTATCCCTTAGACTCTCTGAAAATGTAGTGTTTTTCTGCATACTTAGCGTCGGCAATATTTTTGTTATTTATATTTAGCTCACGTTTAAGTTTGACAATTAATTCTGTCCTTGATTTACAATTAAGTTTACAATTAAGATTTGTTATATGAAATTTTACAGCACTCTTGGAGCAGCCAAGTCTTTCGGCACACTGGGCCACAGTTAGCTTATCTAGGAGCAGGGCTCCGATTTGTTTTTCCTTAGGTGTTAGTTTTGTCTTCATTTGTTATGTCCTTATCGTTAAAGCATTCATCAAACATAGCAGAGTTTATTAATAGTTCCAACTTAATTCTTAAATCTTTTGTGCCCTCGCCAGAGAGCCTGAACGTCCTGCCACAGTTGTCCTTAACTAGGGCATATGTAGGCTTACCCTTAGAGGCATACGCCCCGTAGAAGTCAACCTCGTAAGCATTAGCAGCGCCAGAGATTAATAGTAGAAGTAGGTAAATCATTTGTCTTTATCCTTTTTCTTTTTAGTCGGGCACCAGTCGTTGCCACAAGGCTCTTTACAGAATCCGCAGGCGGTTTGCTTGCCGTTTAGGATTTGGTTGATTTCTTTTAATGCAGCGTTCGCAAGATTGGCTGTCTTTCCGTCTTTAGTACCAACC